TGGTATCGATGGCCATGTTGTAAGGAATGCGCCAGAGTCCATCTTTTTATGTGTTGGCTAAGTATTCTGTTGGATTGAGTTATTATCCAAAAGCCAACTGTCACAGGACTTATCTCAGCATCGTCTATGGTCTGCTTTAGGTCAACTATGATCTCGTCAATTAAATACCTTAGTTTGGTTGCCATTAGATTAGGTTTCCTATTAATACTTGAATGTCTCTCTCTGTAACAGAGTATAGTGTTGTTTGGTCACCCTGCTTCCAAGATATCCACTGTAAAGCTTTCTCCACTATCATGTCAGTTACGGAGTCTGGGAACTGTATTGAGTCCGTTATGAGCTGTGGCATATCAGGGTACTTTAGGTATCTTATACCTATAATTGACCTTGATACCGTTGGCCTTATCTCTACCTCGTATGTCCCTGGTGGGTTGTAGTTGTTTGATACGTATGAGGAGAAGTCAAGGTATGAATACCTCTTGAGCTCACCTGATACTATTGTGTTGCCAGGAAGGAATATATTCTTTTGGTTTTGGTTGAACTGCTCAAATGTGAGACGCTCTGCAGAGTATTCGCTTCCTCTGAATGTTAGATCTAGTCTAACCTTTGACGTAGCCCCTGTTATTGTAGGATCTATCGTTGGTGGCTCTATTGTTGTTGCCTCTGGGTGTATGCTCAGTAGCGTCCACAGCTTTTCTCCGCTTAGGTCTGCTGGGTTAAATGCAACCCTTGAGTAGTTGTTGGCCTGGTATACCCTTGTGTTTATAAGCTCTCTGAGTGACTCTGCTGGTCCCTTGGTTTGTGAGAACACGTTGTTCAGTGCCACCACCATCCACCTCATAGAGTACTGAATAGCTGGCCTGTAGTCAAGGTCAAACAGGTACCTGTCGGAGCCTTCTGCATCAAGAGCTGAGGCACACTGAGTCACTACATTCTGTACAAGTATTGCCATGCCCCAAATATACTTAAAAAGCAAGGAATATCCCTGCTTTTTATTTTTTTTCTCTTTATTAAGCTATAGGATTCACAGATTCAAGTAGGCTCTCTCTGGAGTTCTCTTGAAATATCTTTTGGGCTCTGTTTGTTTCCTCGTCAATTTCTTTGTTTACTAAATGGTCTGCAAGCATACCTCTCATCATCTCTAGGTCCTCTAATAGTGGGATGCTGTTTTCTTTGCAACGTTGTATGACCACGTTGATTGGCAGTACGCTTATGTGGTTTACGTGCTTTGCCGCTCTTGTTGCCTTCATCACCTGGTTGTGTGTTATGTCCTTGTTGAACTTTTCAGATATAATACCAGCCTTAAACTCTGTGTGGTTCTTGATCCATTCAATCTCCTTCTTGGAGTGACTTGTGAAACCACAGATGTTGATGATGTTTGTTTCCTTGCCTTCTTTTTTTGTTAATCCAACCTTGTATTCAAAGATGATTGGACCGTTTGGAGGCATTGTCTCGTAACCCTTTCTTCTGTCTGACGCTAGAACTGTCATTACTCGATACGAGAAGAAGTCTACACCCTTTTCGTCCCAGTCATTTTCGTCAAAGACGTTGTTGCCTTGCGTCTCGTTTGATGGTATTGATACCACCTCTCGGAGTGCCGCTGCAATGTCCTGTGCGGATGATCCCTTGTCCTTTTGAGCAGTCTCAAGCTGGGACCGTAGGTCGTTAATTGTTTTTGTGTTTTCTGCTTGCTGCTTCATAAACTCAGCGAACATCTCTTCAGTAGATAGGGGTTTTTTAACCTCCTCGGCTACTGGTTGCATTGTTGTAAGATTTTGTGATAAAGGCTTTAGTTTGCCTTCCTCAACAGATCCTAAAGCCTTTGGGCTCTTGTCTTTACCTTGGTTTTCCATTTTAATCGTATTTATTTAAAAACTACCCCGAACAGTTCGGGGTAGTTTGTTGGTTACTATTCTACGTCTTATTAAAGAACGTCAATACTGAATGAAGATAATGGGTTGTCCATTATAAGACTCATGTGAGCTTCAACGTATAAATCTTTGAATTGCTCACGTGATCCGTTTGGACCTTCCATCATCAATGTTCCGCCCATATTGAATGAAGGGATTCCTTTCATTTGACATGGTTTGATTGTCTCAAGATCCAAGACGAAAATTTTGGAAGAGAAAGACAATGGGAACAATGAAGGCTCCTGAAGCAACATACAAGGAACGAATACAAAGCGAAGTCCACCGAAACGTAACTCATCAAGTTCAAGATCAGCGATCTTATCACTTGGAGTGTAGCGTGTCAATACTTGCTTGTATAATTTGTTCACTTCGTTGATCAAGCGTGGAACCGCTACGATGAAACGTACTCCGCCTTCTGACTTGTAGTCTGTAGCGAAAGCAAGTGCCTCAAGTGTAGCTCGTAGTCCAGCAGTTGTGGTTGTTGCAGAAGCAGAACCAGCAGCTTGCATGGTAGGCCAAAATCCGCCCATTGTTTTTCCAGGCTCGCCAACAGCTGTGCGGAACTCGCCACGTGTACCGTTTACGAATGTAGCAAAGACATCCAAACGAAGTTGTTTCATCAACTCGTCACGATCTTTGTCAAGGTAGTTTGTTACTGCACGGTTTTCGAACTTCTTCATTTCGATAACACCCCAACGTCTAGCTCTCAAGAAACCTTGAAGGTAGTTGTAGCGTTCGATTGTCTGAACACGCTGGTATGTTTGAAACAAAGACTGTCCGTCTGTACGGAATGTAGACATTGGGATAAGGATATCTCCAACTGCTGCTGCTGGAAGTCCCATTGATGTGTTTGACTCGATTGAAAGCACGTTACCTACGATAGCTCGAACGATACCCTTTAGGTTTTGTGCGTCATTGAATCCAACAACCATGTCCAATGTGATGTTTGTGATAGTAGCTGCAGTTACTGTGTAACTACCTGTTACTGTGTTACCAACTACGCCTGCCTGTGCTGCTGTGATAGCGTTTGCAACAAGTGGTGAGCGGCCGAATGTTTGTTCACGGTAATAAACTTCATCTGTATCAACTGTTTCGAAAGGCTGCTCGAAAAGCAACTTTAAGATGTTGTATTTCGCTGGAGCAGCATCGAAGATTGCTTCACGTACTGAGCGAGAGATAAGGTCTGTTGTTGATGCGCCATAAGCTGAGTTAAGTGCATAGTCCGAACCAAGGGCGTTTGCCTGAAGGTTACCGAATGGTGCTCCTCCGATTCCTGGTACGTATGTGGTATTTGGTGTGTTTGCCATTTTTTTTTAGTATAATGTTTAGTAAACTGATTTTTTCTTTGGAAGCATATTCAGAACTCTCTGAACCTCTTCTGGTAATTTGTTACCGTTGTTAACATTATGACCAGCCGATGATGATGGAGTATCGGCACCTCTTGACACTATCTGCTCTGTTGCTTTGGAGGCGGCTTTCTGGTTCTCTCTGTCGACAATAGCCGATATGATTGATTGTCCGTCTCTTAGCATCGCCATTCTTGCTGCAGCACCTGGTAGAACTGTTCCGTCAGCATTCAAAAAGTATTTCTCAAGTACAGTGCCACGAAGCGTATGAAGCTGTGCTGTGTCTGCTTTGATTGCAGGTATAGCGGCTTTATCCGTGTAGTAGGGCAGTTCCTCTGTGATTCGGGATACGGCAGATGCTACTGATGCGTCAAAAGATTCTATATATCTCTTTTGGGTTTCAATAGCATTCTTGGCAGCCAATTCACGTTGACCTTTGATTGTGTTGAACTTATCTAGTGATGCTTGCGTTGCAATCTCTAACGCTGAGTTATTAGTGTATTCGTGTTCTTCAAAGTCTTCCTCTGTAAACTTTCCTGGAAAGAAACTGTTTACGAGTGATTTCATGTCTTGTTTTTCTGATGACTTGGAGTAGTCTATCCCGTTGCTGTTTATGATAGCCTCCTTGTAGTCCTCGCCATTTGCCCAGGCAGAGAATGCCTCTAATAGTGGTGCTGGCATATTTTCAAACGACTTGTTTATGTCGTTGATTTTGTTTTCTAGTTCACCAGCTTTTTGAGCTTGCGCTCTGTGTCCGTTGAATGCCTTTGTAGCTTTCTCGACAAATTCTGATGGTGTACTTGCCTGAACACCGAACGATGTCTTCATCGCTTCGAATGCCTCTTCGGGTGTCTTACATTCTGCCTTTTGGGCACTCTTTTGTTTTGATCCTGGTAGTGTTATCTTCAGTCCTCCCTCTACCTCTATCTCGTCAGTTTCGATTACGCTATCTGTAGGTGTTGTTACGACATTCTCTACAGGCTTCTCTACAGGCTTCTCTACAGGCTTCTCTACAGACTTCTCTACAACACTCTCCTGCTTCTTTACGTTGCTGAGGTGTTCTCGTACGTCCTTGTTGATCTTTTGAGCTGTTTCGGACTTGTCACCAAGCACAGAGCTTAGTACAGCTAGGTGACTCATGTCATTCTCTGCTGATGTGTTTGTCTGGTTGTTGACAATAGCTTTATTTTCAGCAGCGATGTTGTTCGTTGTTGATTCCGTTGATACGTTTTCTTGAGTTGTTACCGTGTTTTCCATGTTTATCAGTTTTTTTGTTGGCACAAATATGAGAATAAAAATTTAATTAACAAAATATTCACTTGCATTACTTCTGTTTAGGGTTATAGGTTGCCTTTGCCTGCTCCTTTGTTACTATCTGTTGAAGCTTTGCGTTTAGCTTTTTGTCTGTCTCTATGTTCTTTTGTTCTTGTATGCCGACCTGTTGCTGTTCCTCTTTGTCGGATATGGCCTGCATGGTCTGGTCCTCTTGTTCTGCGTTCATCTGCTCTTGTTCTGCCTGCATCCTTCCCATCTCGGCCTCTGTCTTGACCATCTTTCTTAGTGATGTTGCTATCCTGTCTGCTGTTGCTCTTCCGTACAGATCTGCAAATGTTGCCTTGTCTATTATCTGTCTAGCGTACAGGTCGTTTAGTATGACATTGCCAGACTCTACTAACATATCGTACGAGTTAGACCTTCTAACAAATACCCTGAAGTCTTCTAGGTTCATGTCCTTTGAAAGGGATATAAACCTTGCCTGCTCGTCTCCCACTGCTAGCACTAACTTTCTTTGGTTCTCTATGTATATTCTTTTTCCTCTTGTTGCTATAGCTTGGTAGCACTGTAGCATTACCTTTTCTAGGGCATAGTAGAACGGTTGTTGTACTATTGATCCTCTTTGTATCATTAGCTCGGTTACACCTACGGCCTGTTTCTGTCCCATAGACTCTCCCTGCATTGCCTCGTTTTGTCCTGTTGATGTTCTTATAACTCCCTTTACTGCGTCTATTAGGTTAAACATACCAAGTGATCCGTTCTTTATTGTTGTGTCGTACTGACCAACCATATTCTGAACGCCCCTTCCCTTCATGTCCACAAACACTGGCTTGCTTGAGTTCATGGACTGTGTTGCGTCCCTCTCCTCGTCCTTTGTTGTGAATGCTGAGCTGTCTATGATCGGACCTGCTCCTCCAGAGTTGTTTATCTGTTGCTCTATGACGGACATGATCCTGTTTATGAATCGCTGTGGGTTTATGGCATCGTCAATTGGAGAGAACGCCTCTCCGTTTATATATGACCAACAACCAACCTTGTATGGAGGGAGTGATGAGTTGTAGTCCTCCACGTTTGTTTCTTGGTATGGAAGAAGTCCCCACTTTAATACTGTGTCTGGGATCATCTTTCTGTTTGTTCTTGTGTCTGGTGCTGACTGCCAGGGAATGAACTGCACGTATCTAATAACGTCAGGGAACCTCTTGCATATGTTACCCTTTGCGTTTCCCATTAGTTTTTTTGCCTCTGGTGTGTTTGGGGGTGTTATTGCGTCCTTTGATGTGTACTTCGGTTTCTCTTCGTTATCAAATTTGAAGTCTAGTCTTGAAAATATTGTGTCACCGTACTCGTTTATTACATAGCCATATTTCATTGGCTCTGTGTCTCTCCAGCACACTGTTGGCACTGGTATGCCTGTCCTTGTTCCGTTTTGAAATGCAAAGTTTGTTCCCGTTGCAGACATTCTTTTGTCGTATGATTCTATCATCTCCCTCTGATCGTCTGTCAGGTCTGGGCAGGTCTCGTACACCTGTGTCGGTGACCAGTAGTCTATATTGCCCCATCCCTGTGCGTCACTGTGGTCGTACTTCCTTGCGTTTCTATCCCAGAAGTAGTCCTTTGATTGCACCACCTCAAATCTCTGGTGTCCTGCGTACTCAAAGTTGTTTGTCACAGCCACTCCAGAGAATCCAAGCTGCTCTGCTAGTCGTGGTAACATATCTGGAAAGTCGTTAAGCTTGGCACAGTATGTAAGCAGGTCGTTCATGGCTACTGTGAGTCCGTCAACGTACAGGTTTTCGTGTATCTGTTCTGTCTCCTTGTTTGTGTCCCCTATTGCGTTGTCTTCCTTTATTACGTGTGAAAATTCGGGCATCTTCTGTGCCATCTCTGTGTGGAACATGGCCTCCTGTAGTGACTCCTCTTTTCTTGTTATTGATTGTGGGGAGATGCTCTCTGCCGTTGCTCCAACAACCATAGCGATGGAGTTTCCTCTGTATGTGTCTATCAGTCCTCTGATCATGTTTATTGTTATCATGATCCTGTTTCTGGTCTCTCCGCTTTCGTCCTGTAAAAATGTCTCTATATCTTCCTGCATCCACCACTGTTTGTTCTGGTAGAACAGTTCGTTGCGTGTTGTTCTGTCAAGCCACTCCTGGTGGATTGCTATGTTATACCAGGCTCCAATGCCATATCGTCCCCACCTGTTGTGGTAGTCTTCGTCTTTTTCGTCTGTGATTCTGTTTGGACGTATGTCCGATATTGCTGTTAGCATTTTATTTGTTTTTTTGTCGTTCCATGAATATTTGATGTGGTGACTTGCCAGATGCTAAGTCTACCGATACGCTTGATGATATACCAAACCCGTCCTCCTGCATCTTTATTATAGATGGGAGTTCATCACGGACCTTTTGCATTGCTGTTGTGTAGTTATTTATTGCTGTAGCGTCCAACACTCTGACAGCGTTCTCGTCTGTCTTGAACATGAAGTCATTTATGTTTATTGATGCTATTGCCATTAGGTTGTTAAACATCTGATCTACGGCTATCTTAGCCCTTGTTCTTATTTCTGGATTAAACTTCCTCATAACCTCCATAGCAGCCTTTATCTTCTCTGGAAATTGTAGGCTAAGATACTTAGATCTATCTACATCCTTTATTTTATTTTTCTCGGACATCATCTCGCAGGCCTTTTGTATCCTTAGGTATGGATCCTTTATCTCTGATATTGGTGATGACTGGCATGAGTATAACCAAACGAGCATTTCGTCCTGTTGGCTTAGGTCCTTGAACTCTTGTACAGAGTTTAGCTCAGGGTACTGTTGCTTAAGTGTTTTTTTATCGTCTACTGGATAGAATAACATTATCTTGATTTTATTCTGTTATATTCGTTCTTTGTGATATACTTTAAATTTCCTTGGCGGTCCCTTGTGAGCTTGTGTTCTGCTATGTTATTCTTTGATGCTGTCGGGCCTTCAAGTTCCTCTGGATTCTTTCTTGAGTAGCATTCTGCACAAAGATAAGAATATACTAGAGCAAACAAAGTATCGTCCCAGTTATACCTCTTATCCATAGGCTCCCACGTCTCTCCATTTCCTTTTTGTTTGCAGGTAAATGTCTTTAGTTGGTTAAAGAATACTGGCAGCCACATCCTTTCTCCGAACGTCTCAAACACGTTCCTTAGTGTTCCTATTATGATTGGGTTTCTTAGTCCCTTATTATCCACCCCTATTAGTACAGTGCCTCCTTTTGTTTGTAAGATCTGTGGAAGTTCTGATGAGTAAACAAATGTGTTTCCTAGTCCCTTGTTGTCCTTGTATTCTCTGTACGCTGTTCCTATGTTACTTTCTATAAGTTCTGGCACTGCCCCTTTTACTTTTTCTGCGTCATAGTATATACCTAATAAAACTGTCTGTTGGAACACGTACCTGTAGTTGTCTGTTCTAAAGTTAAGGCAGGCCACTGGTGTTCCGAAGTGTTTGTCCCATATGACGCTTGACATCTTGGAGTGTCCGTTGTCTGATGCTATTGGATCGGTTCCTTGGTAGTATCTGTTCTTCCACTTTTTTGGGTGTAGAAATATCATTGTTGTTACCCTGTCATCTCCTATGCTACAGGGCACCCAGTTTGATCCAATTATTTTGTATGGAACGTCACTGCCCTCGTGTGCTGGTGATCCTATGTCGTATATTGGTTCAAAGTATCCATAGTACGGGCTAACCTTTCCTGCTTCACCTGATATTCTGTCAAGGTTTTTTTGTATAAACTCTCCGTCTAGTAGTGTCTTTCCTCCCTGTAGGAATACGTCCTCTATTGTTATTGGGAATCCCTGGTGGAATCTTATTCTTCCAGCCACTGCTGTTGGTCCCTCTGCTGCGTATGCCTCCTTCTTTAGTCGTTCGTATATTGCCTTTGTCATTCCTGGCTTCCACCAGTTGTTAAAGAATATAGGTATGATTCCAGAGTCAAAGTTTTTTTCGTTCCATGACTCTAGGTGTGCCATGAATACGGCCTTGAAAGCTACTCCAGCTTTCTCCATGTATCCTCCCGTTCCCCATATTATTATTTGTCTAAGCAGCTCAAGATCTCCCGTGTCTGGGTTGTATCCGTACTGAGTTGGTAGGTTGTCGCTGAGGATGTCGCTGAGGATGTCTATGTTTCCAGCCTCGTCTATAAGTGTAGCGTCTGGCGTTGTTGATGCGATTGCTGTCTTTCCTGGTGGCAGTACCTCCACGCTTGAGTTCAGTCCCTCTCTTTCTCCTTTCTCTCCCTTCTCTCCGAATACTATCCTTTGTATTCTGTCGTTCCTTGCCTCTGGCTGTAACCATATTGGGAACTTTGAGTGGGCGTATTTTATTTTATTTTCTAGTGTATCCTCTGCCTTGATTTTATTTTCTGATAGATACTTTGCGTTAAAGTTGAAGTTGAACATTGCCTTTATAAGTACCCAGAACGCTATCGTTGTGGTGAACGCTATCTGCCTGGCCTTGATGATGTCCATGCTGTATCCGCAGTCCAAAAGATACAGTAGTACCTTGTGTGCCTTTGCAGATATGTACTTGTGCATACCCTTGCTTGATGCCTCCTTTAGTTCGCCATATTTATCAACAGCGTATAGTGAGTTCTCCTTGCACCTTGATGCCTCTGTTATTCTGTAGTTGAATAGTTCTTCCTCGTCCTTTATTTCTGGTGGTGGTTCCTGTAGCCACTGCTCCGACTGCCTGCAGTAGAGCTCGTATGGTTTGTAGAATTTGGAGTTCCAGAATCCGTCTGGCCTGCTGACGCTGTCTATCCATTCGGTGAACTGTTTTGAGTGTTTCACCTTTGATTCTGGCCTCCACATCTGCTCTGTTATTGTCTGTTCCTCGCCAGAGTATATTGCCGATCCAGCTATCTCTTTCTTAAATATTTTTTCTGATACGGACCTCTCTCTCTCTAGAAATATTGTATTTTTTTCTTTGTCTGTGTATACTATTGTTATGTGCTTGTCTGCCTCGGTCTGCTTCTTTGATGTTACTATCTTCTGCCTGGTGAATAGCTTTAAAGAAACACGAATAGCCTCACCGTTATCCAGTGGGGCTATTGTGTCTTTTTCATTGTTTTGCTGGATAAGTCCAGCTTCAATAAGTTTGGCTACGGTTTCGTTGCCAATGTTCACGCCCTGGTTATGGAGCTGTAACATTAATTCAAGCTTGGCCTTTTCGCCTTCGCTGACACTTCTTTTAGCCATAGTAACCTATTTTTTTTTTACAATGCTGCTACAGTTGCATATAAAGCATATGCTGCTGCGATTGTTGTTGCACGCATTGTACGTGTGTTTGCTGTGTACCCGTATGGTGTTAGTGACTGTGGGTTCACAAAGCTCTTGAACAATGTTGGTGGCTGTGTTGTTGGTGATGTTAAGTTCGCCAATGATGATACAGATGTTGTTGTAGCAACCCACTGAGCTGTTTGATCAACCTCAACGCCTGTTGAGAATGGTACAGATGCTTCAATAGTGTCGATTAGGTTTTTGCAAATCCAACGAAGTTTTCCGCCATCGTTAGCTGTTCCGTTAACTACAGACACAACCGTTACGTCAACGATTCCGTCAGCTAATAGTGTGTGTACGTTGTTACGTTCAGCGATGATAGCTACGTCTAATACGTTAAGCGCAGCTGTTGCAGGTGCGTTGTTGGAGTACAAAGCCATTCTGTTACGAAGGATGTCTAAGTATCCACCAGCGTTCAGGGTGAAGTCTGTGTTCTGTAAAAAGTTTGATGTTGTCATGGTCCTTTTTTTTAGTTAAAATTAGTTTAGTTGCCAAAGTTATAAAAAATAACTTATATTTGTACAACTAATTTAAATTAACTAAAAACTAATTACTATGTCAGCTATCGCAAAACCTATGGCCCATTCAACCACATCAACAAACGGATACAACCTTATCCCTGTTGAGATGGTAACTGATATGACAGATCTTTCTGTCCCAGCCATTGCTAACTACGGTCCTAAATTTGTTCTTTCCTTTACTTTATCTAACGGAACAAACAAGCAGATCACCTATGCAACTTCAGCTCTTTTGGCTACTGCTAAGGCGGCTTACAGAACAGCGTACTCTGCAAACTTCTAGTATAGTACCTTACCGTACTGTATAAAGGCGAACGACACCCTACCGAATAGATTCGGTGGGGGTTTTTTGCTTTATTAACAATACCTGTTACTTGTTAATATTTTACTTTTTTGTAAAATTGTTTGTATCTTGCAACCGTAAAATAAGATGTAATCTAAAATACATTAAGAAAATAAATAAAATAAATAAAATAAATAGTTATGGAAAAAAATAGAAAAGTTTCATCAATATCTAGAGATTTTGATGGAAAAGAAATTCAAGGAAAACTTATTGAAAGATCAGGTTTGTTTGGTAGTAATGTTTCTAAAGAAGTTTATAACATGCCTGGAGGTGGTAAGCATGTTGAAAAAACTAAAACTAATAAAAACGGTGATGTAGTTTCTAGATCATCAAAAGATACAAAAGTAAATCCATATAAAGGTGGTGACCAGTTTTTGAAACACCTTCCTTAGTATATATCTATTCGGTGGGGGTTTTTTGCTTTATTAACAATACCTGTTACTTATTAACATTTTACTTTTTTTGTGAAATTGTGTATATCTTGCGCCCGTAAAAGAAGATGTAATCTAAAGTACATTGAGAAAAAAAATTAAGGAACTTTGTATTAGCTTCCTAAAAATCTCCTCAACGATGACTTTAGACGTCTTAGAGGGTTAGAAAACATCCCTCAAGATCCTGCGATCGACAGGGATTTTTCTTTTATAGGGTTTTAGTCCAGGATTACTCCCTGTTCGGTAAGAGCAAAATAATTCAGATGTAACGGTTGTTGCGCTACTGTAAAATGTTCTGCTCTGTCCTAAAATGACAACAGACAACTGCCAAGGGAAACCCACAGCAGTAGCACCCTGACGCAGGTTGAGGGAAACTTGACAATAGGTTGCTGGTACCCTTACAAAGTAAGGGTTACTTTGAAAGGAAGGGCTAGCTCCCCCTCTTGGCAGGGAAAAATTTTCTTTAACAACAACTTAACTATGGCAAAGGGAAGAAAGAAAACAATAGCAGACGCAAGCTGCCCATCCTACGGTGGTGAGACGGAGCTCAAGCACATACGCACAGCTAGGAGAAAGATGTTCCGTTACCTTTCCTCGTGCGGACATATTATTAACGCTGCAGATACTGACGAAAAATCAATAACTTTGTTTGCCCTACTTCAGGGAATAGAGATAGAGGAGGGTGAAGACTTAAAGGCGTGGCTTATGAACTTATATCACTCTGGTGCAAGCAAGGTTATCCACAAGGAGGACTACGCATTCTACTCCACAACTCAGTGGAGGGAGCTTCGTTCATGGGCCCTCGATCATTACGGAAGAAGGTGTATGAAGTGTGGTGACGATACCTGTATAGACAGGGACCTTCATATAGACCACATAAAGCCGAAGGCAAGGCATCCAGAGTTGGCACACGACAAAAACAATGTGCAGGTGTTGTGCTGGCTGTGTAACAGAACCAAGTCGGACAGGGGAGAGATGGACTACAGACCAAAAGCTCTTGACGATGAAGGTAGGGATTTGTGACGTTCATAGTCTGGCAAAGGGTGACAACAGAAAGAGGCTTGTCTCCTACTGTAAGGTCTGCGATTCGTGGATCTGCGAGTCTTGTAGGCCAGACACGTTACTAAGAGCAAGGGCAATGATAATAAAAGCAAAAAACAAGTTAACTGGTAAATAGTATGTATCACAAGTCATTAAATAATTTCAGGTCGTATTACAACGGCTATCCGTTCGGCTCGAACTCTATAAAAGAGGATCTGTTTGTGTGTGACGATTCCATCTTGGTGGACGCTGCCATTGAGCAGATAGACTCTATCATGACGCTCAAGCCGTTCGATCCAGAAGACTTTGGATTCAAACCACACAAGAACTCTGTGGAGTTCCTTGAGGAGTGGGTTATCCTTAATGATAATGTGGACTGCTTTATAAAGAGGGACGCATCGATGTCAAAGGACTATTGGCTGTTTGCCTTTAAGGTTAGAAGGACTCACCTTGGCGAGGATCCTTTTGAGGAACTCATTACTAACGTGTGTCATATGTTCATACCAAACGACATGGCAGGAAGGATAATCTTAACTGGCCTTGGCATAATAAAGAGAAGGGACATCGATGACGATAAGGTCTCTTGTGTTAACGACAAGGACTTTGATGGAATATGTTCTCTTTGTGAGGATATGGGGTGTTGTATGGAGGATATAACCATTATAAATAAGGAAACTATTGACGCAGAATGCGTGAATATAAGATAAATTTCGCACCTTTACACGATGCCATATATTGTAGATAACTTAATACAACTAGTAGCAGAGTCCGATGCAACCTTTACTTTAAGGGTTCAGACATATATAAACGACCAGCACTTTTATTGGAATACTGTTGGAGGATCCTTCACTGCAACCGTTGGAACCCCAGCGTTCATTGGCTACCCTCCAATATCTCCCACCTCGGACACCTTTGAGTGGGACTCCGTTAACCTACAATTTATAAGAAATGTGACGTTCTCTTATGAGAACACATACTACTACAAGTACCTTGGCATATCCCCAGCCCCACCATCGCCACCTCCGTTCCCCATTGTTGGTGACATGGTTATCTTTGGTAGTGGAGGTACTCTTGTTGACTCTGGACTAGCCTTCGATATGACGGCAATGAACTGGACCAACCTGGCACCAGCGACAGTTGCAGGGCAGGCCGTTGAGTTCTCTCAGTTATCTGGAGTAGGAACGGTTACTAACGTAGCAACAGCTGGATTAATTTCTGGCGGTCCTATTACAACTACTGGAACCATTACTACCTCAATGAATACAAACAGGTTAGTGGGTAGGGGTACGGCAGGTGCAGGTATAATGGAAGAAATTATTCTTGGCACTAACCTTTCGCTTACAGGAACTACACTTAATGCAACGGGCGGAGGTGTAACATCTGTTACTGGCACATCGCCAATAATATCTAGTGGTGGTACAACGCCTGCTATCTCTATGACAGCAGCAGCTGCTGGAACTAATGGTTATTTATCTGGCACAGATTGGATAATATTTAATTCAAAACAAGGAGCAATAACATTAACCACTGTTGGTACTACTGGAGCTTCTACTTTTATAGCCAATACTTTAAATATACCTAGTTATGTAGATCAGTTTGTAGGTACGGTAACTTCTGTAGGATTAACAGCACCAAGTGCATTTAGTGTTACAGGATCTCCTATTACTACTTCAGGTACCTTAGCTATTACAGGTGCAGGTCTTGTTTCACAATACATAGATGGAACAGGAGCATTACAAACATTTCCTGCACTTAGTAGTGGAACTGTTACAAGTGTAGCAGCAACAGTCCCTACATTCTTATCAGTATCAGGGAGTCCAATCACCACAAGTGGTACATTATCGGTGACTTTAAGTGGTACTGCATTGCCTGTTCTTAATGGTGGCACAGGAGTAACAACATCAACAGGAAGTGGAGATACTGTTTTATCAACATCTCCTACATTAGTCACACCTATTCTTGGTAGTGCGAGTGCAACTGCATTGACATTCACATCTACTGCTGTGAGTGGCTCAACAATAAATAAATTAACAACTGCACAGCGACAAGCATTGACACCTGTAATTGGGGATGTAGTTTATGATACTACAATAGGAACTACTTGCACCTATACGGGAACATTTTGGCAATACACAAAAGAGTTTTATGTAACTTCCAATGTAACCACAACAGTTATTGCAGCATCAACAATTACGGGACTGACTACATTTATATTGGAAGCAAATTCAACTTACAGTATTAATGGTCAATTTTTAATTGCATGCAATCTTTCGGGTGGTGTAAAATTTGGAAATACTTTACCCGTAGGAGGAGCATCTTATATTAATTATTCGGGAGCAGGAACGGGAAGAACAACATATACACAACAACCAAGCACCTATGGTACGTTAACTGCTATTGCAATTAATAGATTTAATGGTTCTTCATATTTGATATTTGGAGGTTTAATAACAACGGTAGCAACTGCTGGAAGTATAGATATAAACTTTGCAAGTGCTCTTAACGGACATTTATCAACTATCTATGGTGATTTTTCACTTGGGCGTCAATCAAAAATAACATTAACAAAAATAGCATAATGAAGATTATTAAATACGAAAACTACAACACCACACCGCTACCATCTGAATTTATCAGAGTGCATTGTGATGGCATCAATTACTTCTTTGCAGAGAATGAAGACGATGTTGCAGAGATAGAGGCATCATTGCCAGTTGCTATAATAGAGGAAGCTGTGATAGAAAAGGTTGACCTTTCGAACATTGATATATTAAGTTTGACTGACGAGCAGTTGCTACAATTAAAGGACAGGTTGAACAATCTAAAATAATATTTCTATATTATGGTATACGGATCTAAAATAGTAGAGTTGGCGAGTAGGGAGGTGGGATACAGCGAGAGTCCAGCAGGCACCAACAAGAACAAGTATGGTAAGTGGTTTGGCTTTGACGGTGTTGCTTGGTGTGCTATATTCGTCTCTTGGGTGTACGACAAGGCTGGTTCAAAGCTTGGAAACATTGGCTTTAAAAATGGTTTTGCAGGGTGTCAGAGTGGACACGCCTACTTCAAAAAGAAGGGATGGATAACAGAGACTCCTGTGGAGGGTGACATAGTACTCTTCGACTGGAATGCTGACGGAAGGTTTGACCATACTGGCATCTTCGTTAGGCATATAGAGAGCGAGAAATTGTTTGAAACCATTGAGGGAAACACTTCCAGCGGCAATAACAGCAATGGTGGTCAGGTTCAGGTAAGAAAAAGAAATTATGTTAATGTTGTGTTTGTTCATCCTATAGTCTAATAGTATTAATAAGTTTAAAAAGGTAAACAGTTATGCGTAACGAAAAAACAATTGCAGGTAAGGTCGTAATATCTTACCTGAAAAAGTTTCCCGATGTTCCAAGTCTTACACTGGCGAAAAAGGTCTATAAAGAGAATCCGCTTTTGTTTAAAGATTTGGAAAATTGCAGAGGTTTAATTAGATACAATCGAGGTCAGAGAGGTAAGACAAATCGTGAAAACATAAAAGACAAGTCTCTGTTTAAAGAGGCTGGTGAGAGGAATCCATTCAACCTTCCTGTATCTCACGCAGAGGACTACACTCCCTATGTGATTGATCAGTCACGCACACTTATAATGAGCGATATGCATTTCCCATATCAAGACAACGAAGCGATAGAGCTTGCTTTAAATTATGGTTTAGAGAAGGATGTAAATTGCATTTTACTAAACGGGGACGTAATTGATTTCGCAACTGTATCGAGATTCGAAAAGGACTGGAGGTCACGAAGCTTGAAGGAGGAGTTCGATGCGGTACGAATGTTTTTCAAGTCACTACGAGAACACTTTCCAAAGTGTAAGATAGTTTACAAGCTTGGAAACCACGATGAGCGTTTTGCTAAGTATCTATTTGCAAAGGCACCAGAGATCTTCGACTGCACAGAGTTTCAATTAGAAATTTTATTACAACTGGGAGATTTTAAGATTGACATGGTAAAGGATAAGAGGCCGATTTCTATTGGTAAGCTAAACGTCCTTCACGGGCACGAGCTCGTTGGCCAAGGTGGAGTCAACCCCTCTCGTGCTACGTTTACTAAGACTCTTGACAACACAGTGGTGGGACACTACCATCGCACGTCCGAGACCACGGAGACAACCTTTGGAGGTAATGTAATTAATGTAAAGTCGGTAGGATGTCTTTGTGGACTTCATCCAATGTTCATGCCTATCAACAAATGGAATCTTGGTTTCGCATTTTGCGAATTGAATTTAAAGACGGGGGAGTACGAGCTTAAGAACCTAAAGATCATTAATGGAAAGATATATAAATAAAATATTTGTGGATTTATATCCACATATTTAAGGCAAATGTGGATAATACACAACAGATATGACAGAATTATGGTTTAAGATACAGTGCATCTACCCTATCACCTCCTCTCTGAATCAGTTTGAGGATGAAAAGGAGGATGAGGAGGACGAGGTTCTCAAGCGTATCCGTATGAAGGATATGGATATTACCGATGGCTATGAGATTGACTTCGCCTATCTGAACCTGGTAATTGATCCTATTGTTAGTATTTTGCCTTGCTGTATGCTTCCTAAGAACGCAAAATATAAAAAATATTATTCGGAGGTTGTTCTTGAGTCAGGAAATATTATATTTGCTGTAGGAAAGCCAGAGTCGGTAATGAAGCTGCTTATGGAGTACCTAAACGTATCAATACAGTCAGGTCAGTCCTGACAGGAGAACTATGAAGGCAGTAAAGGCAGTTAATACAAAGAAAAACTTTGGTGTAAAGAAGAGGGGTGTGGCAAAGAAGTGTAAGAACAAACACCATCGCAAGAGCAGTCCATACGTTGGGCAGGGAAGATAATGAAACAACGAACAATATTAGAGCTAAAGGAATCGTTCAAGGCACTTGGGTATGTGTGGCCATCGTTCCATATTATAGGCGTTCGTTCTAGAGAGAACAAGCCAAACTCTTTCGATGACCTCATCTACGTAATAGATAAAGAGAAGGTCTCCTGCTACCCATGCACGACAGATCCTGGATCGTACTGGCTTAGGCACCCGATGAATGTCGAGGGCACGGCCGTGCTTGTTCCTAACCAGTATATAGACACCTGGGCTATCGGCCTACACAGGGGCAAGTACAAGGCTTTGCGACAGCTAAGGGATGTATCCGTATACCGTGACAACGACAGGGACAATATAGCAGAGAAGGGAGAGATTCAGAAAGGTCTCTTTGGTATAAACATACACAGGGCAAACGAGCTTTCTACCTCGGTTCTCGTTGATAAATGGAGTGCAGGCTGCCAGGTTATTAGCAGTCCAAAGGATTTCAAGGAGTTCCTCTCTAGTTGTATATCCTCGAAGCTGCCGATGTTCACCTACACCTTGCTTGAGGAGTCTTATTTAGAATCGTTATAAATTACATTATTTTTATCCATTAATGTTTTTTGGGTAACATTGTTAATATCTTTGCGTCATGGTAAAACTGGTAAAAGAAAATAAATCAGATTTTTTGTCTGACTTTCCCTTGAAGGGAAACCACATTATTTCGGGTGAAAACATATTTGCTTTGGAGAGGGCTGTTGAGTACGTCTGTGAGTCCTTCGGTGTCACCGACAAGGAGCTTGTTGGTCGCAGCAGGGAGCGCAGGATAGTTCTTGCCCGTCATGCCTTCTGTTCTCTTATTATAAATGTTTACAACGTGTACCTGAACTCGATGGCCTACAAGGGTGTCTCGTTGAAGGTTGTTGGCTGGAGGATCAAGAAGCATCACTCCTCGGTATTTCATTCTTGTGGTGATAAGTGTCACGTTGCCTTCATGTACTCACACGATGATCTGTACGAGCCCTTTTACAAGGTTGCCCTTCACAAGTTCATGCTCTCTGGTGCCTTCGAGGTTGGCATTAAGAGGTCCCAGTTCAGGGTTGATGAGATAAACCGTATAATATCCACTCTCTCTAGTGAGAAGGCAAGGCTTCTTGAGAGGATCAATGGAGAAAGACTTTAACTAAAAATAAATAAAAAATGACAAAAGTAAGCAAAACGATTACCCAGATTATCGCCTTTAACCAGGCCGCAAGCGTCTACCTATCTACTAGAAAGGATGACGATTCCTCACTTTGTAAGAGCCTTCGTCTGGTTCAGCGCAAGCAGATCCCTCCGATCTTTGAGTCGTTCAATGACGAGATCTCGGAGGCTAAGAGAGCTAACTGTGCCACAGAGCCAGGATCGGGGCGTATCCTGCGTGAGTCCAACGGCAACTACTCCTACACCAAGGACGGTGAGAGGGACATGAACATCGCTGTGAAGAACCTTGCCCACAAGGAGTACGATATCCACCAGCGTCTCTGTGAGGTTAACGTGGACGATCTGTCCGTTGACGATATGTTTGCCTTCTCTGGATTTGTTATCGATGAGATCAAGGAGGAGGACTATCTATGAACATGAGTCAGTTCCTTAAAAAGGTTTACGGAAAGATTGACGAGCTCGGTAAGTTATCGGTTCCACGCTACAGCCCCATATATGCGGTTGTTATGCAGGAGTCGGCCGACAAGCAGGGTGAGACTGTGAGGGTTGCCATCTGGAGCAGGCGCAGGCCTGTCAAGGGGCAGAAGCACGAGACGTTCTACACTATGGATGCGCTCGATAATTTCTGTGCCCTTAACAAGCTTCATAAGAGGGAGTCGCTATGAGGATCGGTGACTGTGGCCAGTGTGAATCAAGGCAGGTAAAGATTGCCAAGAGTCTTCCGTCCTCTGGTCTGTGGTGTTATAAGTGCAACACCGAGAGGCTTAAAAATGCAAAGATAAAGACATCGGCTCCTAGGCCACTTCGCACCTCCTCGGCACTGCAGGCACTGGTGAAGCAGCTAGACAAGATATTCTCTATATATACCAGGACGAGGGACGCAAACGAACACGGCTTCACCGCCTGTGTGACCTGTGGCATAGAGTCTCACTGGGTTGATATGGACTGTGGCCACTGTTTTTCACGTGGTAACTTTGCCATTCGCTGGGACGAGAGGAACGTGCACGCACAGTGCAGGACCTGTAACAGGATGAAGGACGGCTGCTTCGAGGATTTTGAGGCGCACGTAAAGAGAGCTCACGGACTTTCTGCACACGCAGAGCTCCTTTCGCTGAAGAACTCGGTGAGGAAGCTTGAGAGGCAGGAGCTGGAGTCCATGATAGACAAGTACAGAAACTTAAACCAACAGAACATAAGCATATGAACACAGGAGAAAAGATCCACGAGGAAGAGAACGAGGCCCTGAAGAGGGAGCTTGAGTCGTCACCTCAAAAGAAAGAAGCAATGGTATGTACGATAGAGTCAAAGGATGTCGAGGCCCTAGGATTCAAGATGGAGCCAAGGGACAAGCCCACGGATCCTTTTATATTCTACAAGGCTATAATGATCGATCCCTCGCCAGACAGAAACTGGGAGGACCACGGATACTTTGTCCGTCTGATCCTACTCTACCCAGAGGGCACCTGTATTATACACGTGCTCGATCCATCGGACAGGTACAAGGTGGTAAAGAAGAGCAAGGAGTTCCACCAGGACAGGGAGGCCAAGCTGCCCTGTCACTTCCACGGAACGCTCTTCAACAAGTACGAGCTGGAGAGGATTATAGAGATGAGCTTCCTCAGAGATGAGATGTTCGACTTCAACCCACAGACTCCAGAGCCGCACCAGAACTTCTGGGTGGACCTGGTAATAAAGCTAAACAACCAGCCAGCAATAAACTGATGAAGAAGGAAAAGAAGCCAGCGAAGGTAGAGCCAGACTACATGACTCTATTCAAAAAGAGACCAGGTGTGGTCTACTTTGACGTAAAGGAGTGGCACGCATTCCCCTTCTCCACAAACACAAACAGGATCGTAAAGGAGAAGTAGTGTGTGTGGGGCATAATAACAGGGTACAAGAACCCCTCCGCCATACAAAAAAAGGGGGAAACGCAATACGCTGGACATCATATATCCTATGGTACCTTTAATATAAAAAAACAGTCCCCTAACCTACAGAGATTAGGGGACTGTTCACGAATACGTGAACTACTGACTTATATCGTCAACACACTCGCCAAGGCAGTCTGGACAACAGTTACAGTATAACATATCGTCCTGGTCAATGCTCTGACGAAAGGGACAGGCGTGAAGCTCGCTGGTGCCTCCAACGCCCTCACAGGTATAACACCTGGTAATGCATAGTACTTCCATACA